TGACCTCCAGAGCCTCCAGATGATCATTGGGATCCTGGGCCAGAAACCCAATGACAATATGAAACCACTGCCGGATCAGCGGCCGCCTCGGCGCCACAAGGCCCTGGTGTAGCCGGTGGCATACTTTACAACTGAGGAATCCGACGGTCACGCTAAAGACGCGGTAGAACGGGCGATCAAAGAAGTCTTCACCGACATAACCGTGGGGGACAAGACCTTGCGGCTTGACGGTGTGCAGGTAGACCAGCGGCTTGACCCCCAGGATTACGAATCTCAGCGCCAAACCAAGTTGAAATCAGGGGTCTGGGGGATGTCGGTCTCGGGGCTGTTCTCGCTGTTGGATCAAAATGGAAAGGTCAAGGACACGGGTCGGGTCAAGCTCATGACCTTGCCGCAGAAGACTGCTCGCCATACCTTCATCTTTGGAGGCCAGGAGTATCAATTCGATACTCAGTTTCGACTCAAGCCAGGGATATACACCCGGGTGACGGACGCGGGAGAGTTTGCCTCCAGGATTTCGGCCGAGGGGAAATATTACCGCAATACCGAAATATTCTTTGATCCCCAGACCAAGGTCTACACCCTTGGGGTAGGGACTTCCCACGTACCCCTCGCGACCCTGTTGGATCTCATGGGGGTGTCGGTCCAAGAGCTTGAACTTGCGGTCGGCAAGGAGGTCGCAACCGCGAACCTGGGGAAGGCGAAGCCCGGGGACTACAGCAAGCTCTACAAGGCGTTGTTCGACCTGGACCCTGGACCTAAACCGGATTACCAGGTGATCGTCCAGGCGCTCCATGACAGCAAGCTTGATCCTGATGCCACCGAGTACACCACGGGCATGAGGTTATCTTCGGTCGACAAGACCGCGATCCTCACGACCATGAAGAAACTGTTCAAGCTGGTCAGAGGGGAGACAGAGGAGGATGACCCCAACAGCCTGGTGACCAAGTCGGTCCATTACTACGAGGACTATCTTCGTGAGTGGATCCTGAAACATGGAAGCGAAGTACGGCGAAAGATTTCCAACAAATTGCCTCACGCCAATAAGGTGGAGGATACGATCTCGACCTCCATCCTGATGCCGGCGATCGGGAAGCTCTTTACCGCGACCCCGTTGGCTCAACGGCGCGAACAGCACAATGTCGTAGACATTCTGTCGGGTACCGGCAAGACAACGCTCCGGGGTCCCGGGGGGATATCAGACCCCAACATGATTCGGGACGACATGAGGACGATCCATTCGTCCCACATGGGGTTCTTGGACCCGATCAAGACACCGGAAGGTTCGACCATCGGGACAACCTTGTTCTTGTCTTCGTTGGCCAGGAAGCGGGGCAACGAACTGGTCGCGACCTTCATGGACGTGAAGACTGGCAAGGAGGTGGACCTCACGCCCAAACAAGTGTTCGACACCGTGGTGGCGTTCCCTGACGAGTATGACTTTGAGGTCAAGCCACCGAAGGCAAAATCCAGCAAGGTGATGGCTTCCCACCGGGGTGACGTGCGAGACTACCCGCCATCCGAGGTTCAATACGTCCCAGCTTCCCAGGCGGGACTGTTCCACCACACGACCAACCTGATCCCTTTTCTTCGATCGAACAACGGCGTCAGGGCCATGACGGCGTCTCGTCAGATCGAGCAGGCCATCTCCTTGACCCATCGGGAAGCCCCCCTGGTACAACTGAAGTACGGTCGCTCCGATTCGACCGCTGAGCAGGGGTTCGGTCGCTACCTTGGGGCCAGCCTCAGTCTAGTGGATGGTGAAGTTTCGTCTGTCCGGCAAGGCAAAATCATCGTGAAGGACAAGGCCGGGGCTTCCTCGGTAGTCAACACGTATCGAGATTTTCCACTCAACAACTCCAAGGGGTACATCAACTCCGAGGCCTTGGTATCCGTGGGGGATAAGGTGAAGAAGGGTCAGGTGTTGGCCGATACCAATTACACGAAGAACGGGACCCTTGCCCTTGGGACGAACCTTCGGGTCGCGTACGTCCCGTGGAAGGGCCTGTTGTTTGAGGATGCCTTGGCCATCAGCGAGTCCGCAGCCACCAAGCTGACTAGCGATCATCTCCACCAGTTCGTCGTGGAGTTGGGGGAGAAGTCGATCTCGGGTCGAGACAAATTCCGTAACTATTTTCCCAACAACATCTCCCATGCCCAGTCCCAGAAATTAGACTCCGACGGCGTCATCACGGTGGGGCAGGAAGTCAGCCGAGGGGATTACCTCTACGCGGGAATGTTTGAGAAAGAAGTTGATCCGGACAGCGAAGCGATCCTTCGGGTCGGGACCCGGGCGTTCCAATCGTTCGGTGACTCCTCGATCCAGTGGGAGAAAGATTACCCCGGGGTCGTGACCGCGGTGGAGAAGTTCGCCAAAAAGTACATCGTCCACGTGAAGACCAAGGAACCGGCCGTCGAAGGAGACAAGCTGGTTGGGCGCCACGGGAACAAAGGGATCATCAGCAAGATTGTCCCGGATGCCGAGATGCCCCATGACCTCGAGGGCAAGCCATTCGAAATCCTGATGAACCCCGCGTGTTACGACGACAAGACAGAAGTTTTGACAGAAAATGGGTGGTTGCCTTTCTCACAGGTTAGTCAAGGCGACGTCGTAGCGTCTATGCATCCAAACGGAGAGTTAGTATATGAAAGTGTGCTGGCAGTTCATCGAAGTTTTTATGTTGGGCCAATGTACAGGATCAAGAATAAAAAACTTGACCTTATGGTAACGCCAAACCATAGGATGTACACGCGAAAAGGAGACAGCAATGAGAAATCGCCGTATGAAATCAATGAAGCGAAGAAAATTTTTGGCCAGCGGCGCTACTACTTAAAGAATTCTGAAAAATGGGTGGGTAGTTCTGCAGAGGTTGTGCGCTTCGGAGAACCTGAAGATCGTGATGGTACTGGGCCAAAAGCCGACCCAAGAAAACTGGAAATAGCCCCCAGTGAATTTGCCGAGTTCCTAGGAGTGTTCATCGCCGAAGGCTGGGCGTGTAGGCGAGAGGGTGGCATCTATGATGTGGGTTTAAGTCAGTCACAGAGATTGAATCCAGATAAATGCGTGGAGATCGAACGCTTTTTGGCTCTATTACCGTGGTCGTTTTCCAGGCGTGAAAGAGACAACGGTCAAGTTGAGTGGACTGCACGAAATAGGGAATTATGCCTTTGGCTCATGGAACATGTGGGCACAGGGGCCAAGAACAAACGTATACCACGCCAGGCACTGGCGTGGCCGAGCGCTACCTTAGAATTACTGCTTAACGGGCTCATGCTGGGCGATGGATCGACACGAAATTCACCTCAAACGTCCCACTACGACAACCGGAGGTATTTTACGGCCTCGAAAGGTCTGGCGGACGACGTGCAGGAACTTGCGCTTAAGCTTGGTGTTTCTGCACAGATAACGACACAAATTAGTTGTTTCAGAGAAACCGTTACGGATATCTTTGTGGTCAGTTTTTTGAAACGGTCAACACCTTCTGTTAATTGGCCAGGGAAAAAACATGCACAAGTGGAAAAGTGGGTACATTACGAAGGCGATGTATTCTGCTTGACTGTTCCCAGCGGGCTACTGTATGTTCGTAGGAATGGTGTGCCAGTATGGTCTGGTAATTCTGTCGTCGGGCGTGTGAACCTGGGGCAAGTGTACGAGACCCTCGTGGGCAAGGTGGCGGCCAAGACGGGGAACCCCGTGGTGGTGGACAACTTCGCCTCCGAGCAAGACAACCATAAGTACGTGGCCGACATGTTGAAGAAGCATGGGCTTCAAGATCGCGAAATCGTGGTGGATCCGGTCGACGGACCCACGGAAAACCCGGTGCTCACGGGCAACCAATACATCTTTAAGTTGACCCATCAGGTTGATAAGAAGCTATCGGCTCGAGGGGCAGTGTCCAAGACCACGGGGGAAAGGCTCCAGTACACGGGTGACAAGATTCCATCGAAGGGCGGTTCCGAAGGTGGCCAATCGATCGGTATCCTCGACACCTACGCCCTGTTGGCCAACGGGGCAACGGCGAACCTCAAGGAGATGTTCTCGTACAAGGGGGACGCTCAGAATGCTTTGTTTTGGTCAACATTGAAGAACGGAGGTGTCTTGCCGGCCGCCGAGGTGCCGTTCACCGCAACCAAGTTTCTCGCGCTCCTGGAAGCCATGGGGGTACATGTCAAGAAGGATGGCAATTCGCTCCAACTGCTCCCCATGACGGATCGAGACATCGAGACCATGTCGGCCGGCGAATTGAAGAACCCCGGCCAGGCGCTCGACGCGAAGCTCCGGCCGTACCAAGGGGGTATCTTCGATTCCCAACGGACCGGTGGGCTCCATGGCAAGAAGTACACCCACATGAACCTCCCGTTCCCCGTGGTCAACCCGGTGACGCGGGACGGTGCCGTCAGGCTGTTGGCCTACCACCATCCCGATCACGGCGGAACCCTTGTGGACAAGATTCTCGAGGGGCACCTGGGGTTGAATAAGAAAGGCGATATCGTCCCGGTCGTTGAAGCCACGGTCGTGGGGGGTGCGGCGGTGCAGAACCTGTTGGCCCGGATCGACGTGGACAAGAGCCTCAAGACCGTGGAACAGGATCTCGAGACCGCGGCACCGTCGAATGTCAACACGATCAACAAGACCCGCAAGTACCTCAAGGCCTTGAAGGAGTTGGGCTACACGGCCGACCAGGCCTACTGCCTTACCAAATTTCCCGTGCTGCCACCGTTGTTCCGCCCCATCGTGGTGAATAAGAACGGGACCATCAGCAACGAGGATATCAATGAACTGTATCGTAAGCTCGGGGAGACGATCGAGGCGGTGAACCAAGGGGATAAGAAGTTACCTCCCGAAATGATGGCCCAGCGGTCTGCCGCGATCCAGGACATGGTCGACGCTGTCGCGATCTCGGGGTACAGCGCCCACAACCGAACGATGAAGGGGGTGATGCAGTTGATCTCGGGCACGAGCCCGAAGTACGGATTCTACCAGAAGAAGGTATTGAAGCGTCGGCAAGACCTCAGCGCCCGCAGCACCATCGTGCCGAACCCCGAGCTCGACGTCGACACCATCGAGGTGCCGGACAAGGCCCTATGGGAACTGTTCGGCCCGTTCGTCACCCGGTCGCTCGTGCAGTCGGGATATCCGGTCGCCAAGGCGGCGGAGCATGTGAAGGACAAGACCGAGGTAGCCAAGACCGCGCTGCTCAACGAGCTAAAGGATCGTCCCGTCCTGATGAAACGAGATCCTGTGCTCCACAAGTTTGGTATCCAGGCGTTCCATGCGAAATCTTCGTCCGGCAACACGATTCGGATTCCCCCGAGCGTGACGACGGGATATGGGGCAGATTTCGATGGGGACCAAATTTTGGACACTGTTGTTGTATTTGCAACGGATTCGGTTTTGTGCCAGCATATACTGGAACAAGGAGCCGAAGACATGACTGCACGTTTGAAAACTGTGTTACCGACGATGGACATCCACGGGATGGTGTTCCTGTTAGACTTGCAGGATTTTCCTCACGGTGAATTGATTGGAGCTAAGCAAGGAGAAAAGGGTCCCATCGAGTTCTACGCGGTGCCCAATGGAGTTTACGTTCTAGCCTTAGATGAGACTGTCGGCGCACTGGTGTGGTCACCCGTGACCGTATGGTCGAAGCATCTGGATCGTGAAATAGAGATCATCACACTGGCATCTGGACGACAGATCGTATCGGACGACGATCCCCGTGCGGTCTACGGAATGGCCGCTGGTACGTTACTTTACGGACGCTTTCAACCTGCTACCGCAGTCGAGTCTCGGGTGCTGGTTCCTCGAGGCCAGCGCTTAAGCATCCCTGAAATACTACACAATGCATTCACAGGGGCGGAGAACTCTAATAGGCCTCGATCACACCAAGTATTTCCGGAAGTTGTACTGACAGAGAAACTCGGTTATTTCCTTGGGGCTGCCGCTGGCGATGGATGGGTTTCTTCTATAGATCAGATCTGCCTAGCATCGATAGATGATGATGTGGTACTCCGGTTTGCCGAAGGCCTCGCGGAGATGATGCAGACAGGGCTTGTGCCTTTTAGTCTCGCGCACGTCACCACATCCTACGGTGAAAGCCGAAGAGCCTCGTTTTCTGCGAGTAGTGCTGGCAAAGTTCTCGCGGGATGGATTGGAAAAGGTGCGGAGAACAAACACTTGCCTCCGTTCTTTTTGACATCTCCATTGGAATTTAGAAGGGGCTTGTTCGCGGGGTTGATGGATACCGACGGATCGATTTCGGTTTCTACAGCTAAAAGCAAGCCTCAGTTGATGTCCAATTTTACGAGCATCAGTTTGCGCCTGGTTCGTGAGGTACTGTTATTAGCGGCGTCACTAGGAGTACGTGGACGTATCACGGCTTTTAAGTCGTCCTCTACAGGTAAGCCCTCATGGATAGTTAGCTTCTCAAACTACGATGTCAAGAGGTGGGGCGGCGCAGGTATGGCGTGCTCACATAAACTGGAGCTATTACGTTCAATCGAGATAGGGATTACCCCATCTCTCGTGCGCCACGATCTTGTTCCTATCTCTGTTTCCTTGGCCCAGCACATCTACAAAAGTATTCCTATGGAACGCAGCGCCCCGCAGGCTCGCAAGAATGCGTATTTCAACTTTAACAAGGCAGCGAAAGAAGGCTATGTAACACGAGATGCTGCTGAACGAGTCACATCTTACGTGTCAATAAATCAGATTGTGGCCCACCCCGATGGCGCTCTGTGGTGGAACATCGTCCAGCAGACGGATGTTACGTGGGACATGGTGGAATCCGTGGAGGTCACGGGTATTCGGGAGACGGGTTACGACCTCACGGTCCCGGGGCACGAGACCTTTATGAACGTCGAGGGTGTCGTGCTGTCCAACACCGTATCGGTCTACGTCCCGGCCACCGAGGCGGCGAAGGAAGAGGCCAAGGGTCTCGTCCCGAGCCGGAACCTCTTCGGCGTGAAGTCCGGATCCCTGATGCACAAGCCCCAGCATGAGCAGCAGTTGGGGCTTTACCTGTTGACCGAGGAGGGGAGGAACACAAACCAGGTGTTCCAAAGTTTCGACAAATTGATGGAAGCGTATGGCCGTCGACAGGTTCGCCTCCAGGACGTCGTGACCTTTGGGGGGCGCAAGACGACCTTAGGACGCCTCCTGGTGGCCAACGCGATCCCCATGGGTCGTCTACATGACGACTGGTACCAGAAGATCGCGTACGACCGAAAATTCCGTCTGGACAAACATCAGGTCAACAGCCTGATGGTCCAGGTGGGCAAGACCCAGCCGGCCGATTTCCCCCAGTTCCTCACGACCATGCGGCAACTGGGGGACAAGGCTGCCTTTACCCTCGGGGCGTCGGTCAGCATGGCGGATCTCAAGCCGATGAAAGATTTGGCCAAGCATCTTCCCAACGCCACGGACTCGGTCCGCCGGATCGAACAGTACAGCACGGCCCGTGATAAGGTCGAGCACGAGGCCAAGCGCCGGCTCTCGGCCCAGGACAACGGGTTGTACAAGACCGTTGTCTCGGGTGCCCGGGGGACATTCGACCAGTTGAAGCAGATTGTCTTATCGCCTGGCATGATTTCAACGGAGGCGGGCCGCGTGGCCCCCAAGCCGATCAACCGGTCGTATGCCGAAGGCTTGAAACTCGGGGACTACTGGACCACACTCCACGGGGCTCGGCTTGGCATGATCTCGAAGTCCCGCGGGACCGCGCTCCCGGGGTACCTGTCCCGCCAGATCATCAGCACGGTGGCAGATGCCCGGGTTACCACGGAAGATTGCCAGACGAGCCAGGGGATATACGAGGATGTGAAGAGTCGTGACATCATCGGGCGTTACCTGGCCAAGGCCCAGAAGATCGGGAACAAGTCAGTAGCTAAGGACACTCTTGTGGATGGCACGGTCGTGATGTCGGCCCGCAACGCAGGGGTATCGAAACTGTTGGTCAGGACTCCGTTGAAATGTGAAGCTCATGATGGCATCTGTGCCAAGTGTTTTGGCCGGTGGCACGACGGTAACGATCCGTCCGTCGGTACCAACATCGGGGTGATCAGTGGCCAGTCCCTTGGGGAACCCACGACCCAGTTGTCCATGAAGCTGTTTCATGAAGGCGGCGTGGCATCCAAGGCTTCGAAACTCGTGGATCAGTTCGCCGTGGCCGAGACCCTGCTGAAAGCGCCGCTTCGTCTTAAGGACGAGGCCGTCCTGAGCCAGGTGACCGGTACCGTGACATCGATCAACAAGACCGCGACCGGATGGAAGGTCTTCGTTGGGACCAAGGAACAATTTGTCCCGGCGTCCAGGACCCTGGAGGTTAAGGTTGGGACCAAGGTTCAACAAGGGGACAAGATTTCGTCTGGTCAGGTGAATGTCCACCAGCTCGCCAGCCTCGCGGGCATTGGGGCCGCGCAGAACCACATGGTAGGGTCTCTCCACGAACTCTACGGACCCCTTGGGGTTGACAAGCGCCACATCGAAACGGTGGTGCGCCACATGACTGACCTCGGGGTGGTGGATCAGGCCGACGGTGCCTCGGGGTTCGGGCGTGGTGATGTCGTCTCGATGGCCAAGATCGAGGCGTTCAACCGCCGCTACATGGCGCCCGACTGGGCCATTGGAAAAAAACTGGCGGAGAAGTACCTCAAGTATGGCCGTGGCACCGAGGTGACGGACCTGGTGGCCAAGGACCTCAAGGATCACAATATCAATAGGGTCAAGATTGAAGATGGCGGGGCTGTCAAGGCCAACCCAATGATCCGGGGGGTCAACACCATGCCCTTGATCCGGACGGATGATTGGGCAGCCAAGATGTCGTTCGAGCGACTCCGCGGCACCATGGAGACCGGGGTCCTGACGGCCGCGAAGGCCGACATAGCGGGTCGGTGGCCCCTGCCGTCCATCGGGTTCGGCAAGATTCAAGATCCCAAAACAGCAGGGTAATGGTGCTGAACCGCGATGATCAGCTCACGAGCCTGAAGTTACCAGACCCTGGGGGCGGGTGGGTACCGCCGGATCGGCCTGTCCTGATTGAAACGGCGGAAGTCGTGCGGGTGGATCCAGATCTGTGGACGTGTGATCTGGAATGCAAGTTCTCGGGCCGTAGACCGTCGAACATTGAGATCGGGGGCCTGGGGGTCAGTCGCAACGGCACCATGATGGGGTACATGCCCCAGGTGGGGGACAAGTGCATCGTGGCCCACCTGTCGGACGTCCGGAGCCCCGTGATCCTGATGTTCCTCCCGGTGGTGGCCCAGAGGGGCTACGCCCGGGGTCGCCGCAAGGCCATGCGGCCGGGTGACACCATGATGTCGTCGGAATCAGGGAACTACGTCCACGTGCATGCCGGTGGAATCGTCGACATCGCGGCCGACCCCGTGACCCGCCGGATCTTCATCCCCCTGCTCCACCAGATCAAGGACATCTGTGAAAACTATACCCTCGAGACCGCCGGGGGCGAGTTCCGTTGGAAGAACCGTCGGGATGAGAAGGGGATCGACGGGACCCCGGTGGAGCTGGTCTACGAGGTCAAGGAATTCAGCAAGGGTGAGGTGGTCTTGGTGTTGAAGCAAGGGAACGTGACCGACGTGACCGACATGCCAGACCGTCCCGTGGACCACAGGGCTGTGCAAAAGGATGGCGAAGAAGTGTTTCGCTGCACTGTCGACCGGGCCGGTAACCTCAAGGTCACGGCCGCGAGCACGACGCTCGAATTCACTGATGATTTCGACATGACGGTCGAGGGTGAATTCAACATGTCGGCTACCGGGAAGGCGAAACTAAATGGAGACTCAGGCGTAGAATTGGCAAATGCCACGGAACCAGCGGTCTTGGGCACGACCCTCAAGACCCAGTTGGAGGCGTTCCTCACGGGTATGTCCGTCTTGATGGACAGCCTGGCGGCCACGGGGGCCGCCTTGGCTGTTGCGGCGCAAGGTCCTTTGGCAGCCCTACAACCTGGGTTCCAGCAGATTGCCCCTGCGGTCACGACTACCAAGGGGTCGATCGAGACGTTCAAGACTTCCCTGGCCCAGGCGTTGGCTCGTGACACCAAACTATCGTAGACTAGAGTCATGGCGAACCTGTTCAAACCCAAGCCCCAGTTGACCGACACGTTCGAGAAGGCCGCGAGCCTCAGTATCCAGTTGGCCAACCCGCCGGAGGACTGGGAATCCGAGATCACGGACTACGCCTACCGGTTGCACCCCTGGCTCGTGGACTTTACCATCGCGATCGAGTTTCTCAAGAAGTTGCCGGATCGTCAGTATGGGATCGGGAGCATCTTGGTGTCGGCCAAGCAGCCAATTTCGCCCGAGCGTCAGCTCGGAAGCGCCTTCCAGCAAGGACCACAAAGTCAAGGAGCTGAGCAGGAGGTAATGGCCAGTATCCCGTTGATCATTGCCGAGGGGACCCTCGCGCCGCTCGATATCTTCATCTCGGGATCAACGGTCTGTGCCCTGGACGAAGACAATTTCAAACGCAAGGCTGGGGAACTCACCCAGATGGGCAAGTATACGGGCCGGATTTCGTCCGACCCCACGCTCATTGGGTACCTATGGCCACCGTCCCGTACGTTCTTTTTTGGGTCCGGGGGCATGGACATGGGGTCCGCCATGATGGGGGGTGTCAAGCTGGCGGAAGACAGTCGTCTCGACGATGCCAAGTTTTTCTACAAGGCCCAGCGTCTTGGGGTTGAGGAACTTGAGATGTTGTCCGATTTCACAGGTGTGCCGTTTTCAGACCGGTTTTCCAAGGGGGCTGCTTATGTGAACCCCCAGAAGGTCAAGATCCTGCAGGAGAAGGTCGCCCAGGAGCCTGGGCTGGCCGATATCCTGGGGCCTTTGATCGAGGCGTTGGCCGGGACGTCCTCAGGAGTCCCGCCGGTCCGGGGGCCAGTGGTCCAGGTGCTCCAAGGGGTTGATGGAGCCACCGTCCGGGCCACCGACCCCACGGGGTTTAGCTTTACCCGCAGGGCTTCGATCGACATCCCCGGGGGCACGGACATTGGCAACGGGATGTTCTGCAGCCTCAAGCCCACGGCCACGATTAAATCGTCGAACGCCACCACCGTGAAGTTCGAATACCCGGCGGTCTGCGCCGCGACCCTGCAGGACGGCCAGGATCAGAAAGTTGGGTTCTTGGTCTCCACGGTGGTGGACCTTGACGGTAACCCCACGGGCAAGAGTCTGTTTGTCGATGCCAAGCGTCAATCCTGGGCCATGGAGTCGACACTCTATTGCTCCGTGGGCCGGGAACTCCAGGACATGAAAGGTGGGGTGCCCCAGGGCACTGGTTTCTTCCTTGCGGAAGGTGAAAAAGGACTTGTCGCCATGGTCCCCATGACCGTCCGGTCTATTGCCAAGGCCAAGGAAGGGACATGCTACTTCTGCACAGTCCACGAGTCTGGAGTGGCGTCCCGCGGGTTCCCGATGGACACGAGCCTCAAGGTCTACGTGGCCCAGGGGCTCCGGAGTCCCATCTATAGCCCCGAGACCCAGGTCCTCACGGTTCCGGCATTTTTCAAGTGGGTTCCACTTGGGGATACAAGGTTTCGGCCGTTCGCCCCCCTGCGGGTGGACCCGACGGTCAAGGTCATGAAGCTGGCGAGTAACCTGTTTGCTCTCGAGGGCCAGGCGGTTTCCTCGATCGTGACCGAACCATTGGATTCAGATGATACCGCGCTGGTCTTGCTGGCCACCGGGGTGCCGGCCAATCAGGTCGAGACCGTGTTGGACAAGGTGGCGGACGAGGGGCTCGTGGAACTCACGGGGTGCCGTACCCTTGTCCCGAGGGGCAAGGTCTCGGTGGAGATCCCCTGGGTAGACATCGAATTCCTCAAGGCCGCGGCCATGCTGGACGATCCCAACAGTGTCGACGCTGTCCTGGGGCTTGGGCTCCTGGATACCGAGATCGAGAATGACTACAACTCGATGGCCCAGGACCTGGAGCGAGCGCAACAGAAGGTTGCACGGTTGCTACTCCTGAGCCGCCTGGGGATGCACGAGATCCCCGAGGGCCCGGCCAAGGTGGTGATGACCCGGATGCAACCCATTATCGACTCCCTGCGGGCAATCTCGCTCCAGGGGCTTTATCGATGAGCCGCCGTGGAGATCCCGGCGCGGGAATTCTACCGGTACCTCTTGCTCTGCGGGCATGATGCCAGTGGGATCACCAGGTCACTGGATGATCACCTCGTATTCCTGCCACCCAACACCGATCAATATTTCGACGAGCAGCGCGAGTGGGCCCTGGGGCTCCTGGGTCAAGGGCATCATCAAGTTACCCAGGCGATCCGTAAGGCCGGGTACTATGACATGTGGGCAGCACATCGGCGCCGGCGGGCAGGGGAATCGTGCCAGGTGGCCTACTCGCTGGTCAACAACCAGATGTTCCGTAACCCGATCGAAGCCTTGTTGCTCAACGGGTACACCGACGACGAGGTCGCGGGTGCGATCAACCGGTCCATCACCCATCCCCACGCGGTCAAGCTCCAGGACATCACGGCGTACCGTAGGTATTTTTTTAACCCCCGGATTCTCAAAGCCCGGGACATCTACTACCTCACGCTGAAGTGTGGGTGGCTCCGGTATTCCCTCCTGGGGCTCGAGCCCACGTTTTTGGAATTCGCCTTGAGGCTTCGGTATAGTACCGGCAGAACCATTCAGGAGACTGCCTACATCCGCGGGTTGCAAACTTGGCTCGTTACGCTAGAATCATTACCCATCCGGACGGATCGCGAGGGGATCAAATCTCTCTCGGGATTCCTCTCATCCGTCAAGACGTTTGACCATAGCGATCATTTCAAAAAACCTGAAGACACCTTGATCGTAAAGTTGATGACTGAAAACGCAAGTCCCCTGGAGGTTCTGTGACGCAACACCTGCAAGTTCAACGAAGCCTTGAGGTCGGGGGGATCCCCGTGTCCTCGATTGCCAACCAGGCGGCCAGCCTGGTGGGGTCATATTTCCATAAAGCTGGTCCCCACGTGGTCGTGGACTACAAGTACGATGCCCCGACGAACAAGTTTCAATTCCATATTTTTCCCAGGGTTCCGGACTACGAGACCTTCCTGCCCGACAACCAGACGTTTGCCAAGGCCATGGAGGGGGCGGTCATCGAGGTGTTGGGCAAGTCGGTCCAGGTGGACGCTGAATTTCATGAGGAAGAGGGCGTGAGCCCCTCGGGCCACCGGCTTGACACAAGGGTCATGGCCTATTGGCGAGATCCCTCGGGCGCCATCCAGTACTTCCGTGGATCCAACGGCAGGATGACGGATCGGAAACACAAAAACCCGGTTCCAATGGTGTGGTTCAGCGTGGGGACCGGGGCAATTTTGCTCGACCCCAACCTGGTGCTCGAGCGCATCGCGGGAGCAATTGTTGCGCGAGCCGAGAAGTTGGCAGGAAAGCCCTAAACCGCTGCATCGATGGAAGCCTCCACCTGATCCCAACGCCACCACCGACGTCCAGGTGGTGGAGCAACTTCCATCTAGCCTTGCGGTCAAGATCATCCGGCTGCGGGATGGCGGCGGGATGCCCTTCACCTTTACCCGCAGGCCGTACCTGTATCCACTGTACGACCGATGGCACAAGCGCATGGTTGTCATTGGGGGCCGTCAGATAGAAAAAAGCTCGTTTTTATCAAACATGATGCTACTCCCTGCGGTAGCGCAACTCGACGGGCTCCGGGGATTCCGAACCCTGTACGTCGCGCCAACAGACAAGCACACCCGGACATTCGCCTATGACAAGCTCGACGGCACCCTACGGGCCAGTCCCCTGTTGCGCGAACTGTTGGGCAAGGAGGTGGTGGATAACCTGTACCACAAGGAGTTCTCCAACGGCTCGTCTGTGTTGCTGCGCTCTGCCTACCTGACGGCCGATTCGGCCCGCGGGATCCCGTCGGACCAACTGTTGGTCGACGAGGCCCAGGAGATGATCCCGAGCCACTTGCCTGTCCTCCAGGAGACCCTGACGCACTCGCACCATGACCGGTTCGGCCGCAGGATCTTGATCACCGGGACAGCCAATACTCCGGACTGCCTGATCGGGTCCTATTGGGCTGATTACTCGACGCAAGGCGAATGGGTAACCCGGTGCCCCAAGGGCCATGAGAACATCATGGAGATCGAGAACATCGGGACCACAGGACCCATTTGTTCTAAATGTCAACAGAATCTCAACGTCCTGGAGGGCCAATGGGTCCACCAGGCCCCTGGCAAGAAAGACATGTACATCGGGTACCGGATCCCCCAGGTTATCAACCCGATGGTTCTGGACCACTGGGATGAACTGTACAACAAACTCAAGACCTACAGTAACGCCAGGATCAGCAACGAGATCCTGGGCCGCAGCTACGAACTTGGGGTCAAACCCATCACGACGTCGGATCTCCGGCGGGCTGCCAACCGGCTCCCCATGTCGGTGGACCAGCAGTACATCCCACAGCCAATCATGGGGGTCGATTGGGGCTACGGGGACATCAGCTATACCGTCGTGACGATCGGGGGGTGGAATCAACACGGTAAGTTTCAGGTCATCTTCTGCAAGAGGTTCAAGGTAGGGCACGAGGTAAACCCTTTGTACCAGGTGCGCTACATTCTTGAAATTGCTAAGAAATTTCGTGTCGTGTTCATGGGACTGGACTTCGGGGCCGGGTGGAGCCAGAACACCAGGATCAGGACCGATTTTCCCAAGTGTTCGGAGTTCGTCTACGCCCATGGCCAGAAGGCCCTGATCAAGTGGAACCGGAATCTCAAGAAGTACATCGTGAGCCGCACCGAGTCCATGACCCACCTGTTCGAAGCAATGAAGTCCCAGACCATCGAGGTGTTTGAAGGATACGTCGAGGAGTTCGGCCAAGATTTCCTCAACGTCGCGGTCGCGACGGACAAACTCGGGAGAATCCTATATACTCACTCCCCCTTGCGTCCTGACGACGCGATCCATTCGCTCAACTATTGTTTCCTGGTCGCCCGGATGATGCGGAAGGATATCCAGATCATCCACAACGACCAGCTCGAAGATGAAGACGATTTCATATAACCCAACCCCACACCCCTGGAGTTCAACATGCCCATCGCCATGACCCGCTACTTACCTAAAGGATCCGTGTTTTTCGGCACCACGGTAGAGTTCTTCGACATGTTCTGGAAGGTTCTGTCGGGCAACCAGATCAAGATCCTGGGGGCCTTGGCCAGGAACCAATCAATGGACACAGGGCATCCTGCAAGGTTGTCGATCTCCCGGATAGCTAAGATGTGTGGCATGACCCGCCGGACCACCGGCTTGGGGATGGAGGGCCTGGTATCCATGGGGTTGGTGCTTCCGAAGGATGGAGCCTACTACCTCCAGATCCTCACGTTGGACCAGGCATCCGATGCACTCAAACGCACAGACGTGATCAGAAACTGCTCACCCGACCTGATCGAAAAATGCTCACATAGCCGATCGAAAACTGCTCAGTTTGGCACAAAAACCCGAGCAGAAACTGCTCACATATTAAGAGAAGAAGAGGAAGAGAAGGTGGAAGAAAGGGGCCAAGAGCCCCCGGCCCTCGCCTTTCCAGGAGCCGGAGGGGATGGATCTGGCCTGCGGCCCGGGGGCAAGCTACTGCAACTACCTTCATCGGAACCCCAGATCCCCCGGGATCTTGAGCAAGACCTTAAGGACAAGCTCTTGGCCCAGGAGGCCTTGGCCATCCAGTTGAACAACTTCATCGTCCAGAAGTCCTACTACCGGGATCCATCCAAGCTCCAGGTCAGCTGGGTCCTCAAGGGGACCCCGGGCCACATGACCGATCTATGCGCTAGGGTGGTGTTGTTGACCATCACCAACACCATGATCGAGGTGGCGAAGCAGCACGATCTCCTCCGGGTGCTTCCACGGAACAACCGGGAACTGGAGGCTATGGGCGACGTCGTCGCCAACGTCACGATGCACCAGGATTGGGACCAGAGGTTCCGAGCCTTCTACCGGTGGGTGTGCCGCCAAAAGGATGACCTCGTGATCCAGAAGCTCGACTACTACTACAGCGACTGGAAGGAGGCCCTCAGGGCTAACGGCTGATTGGAACCTGGAGTGGTACTCTCGAGTCCATGGACCTGAGGTTCACGATCGCCAGGGTGGCGAACTTGTCGATCATCTGGTTGGGCCCTTGGGTCAAGAGGTTGAATAGCTTGGCCGCCACCTGGTGGGGCTGGTGGGGCATCCCCCAGTACCGCTGCAATATCGTGAAGTCTACCCGCGAGGTTCCGGCCAACAGGCTGCAAAGTTGCGTGAGATCCAATTGCTTGATCATGTTGGTCATCAAGAGGTCGATCAGGAACACGAGTTCGTCCCCTTGGCACCTGAGGTCGAGGGACGAGATACCCAACAATAGTTTGATTTGTTGAAGTTCCCGGTACATTTCATACCACGTGGTCGAGTCCATCGTGGCGATCAAGACCCCGTCATTGAGTTGTCTCGTGGGCCGGTCGGTGTCCGTCATGATGGTCCGGACCCGTGCCCTTGATTTTCGGGCTATTGGCACGATCGGCTGGCTCATGGTACTGTGGAGTCGATGATCAAGAAGGCGTCGTCAGTTCTCGATTTCGTCAGTATACCAGCGAAAGCCACCCCCTTGATGTACGAGGGCATGGCCGCCAAGGTAGCGGACGCTTATCTCGAGGGTCAGGTTGATCCCAACGTATCGATCGCCCTGTTGGCCCGTGGGGCCGGGTTTTCGGCCGAGCAGATCCACCGGGTCGTGGAACTGTCGAACCACCAGATCAACGCCACGATGTCCAAGACGTCGAGCGACCAGTTGTTCACTTTCCCCGTCGCGACGGTCGAGGGGGTGGTCATGGCCATGGGGCTGGAGGACGAACCGCAGGATCTCGCGAAGCAAGGGTCTGATCTGTTGGATTTCGGTGCCTACCACCAGCTTCACCTGATTCCCGACTATGTCCAGATCCTCGTGGCCCAGCGGACCGATCGGCCGGTCGAAGTCGTCAAGACCGCGGAGCTTGAGCCGGAACCCAACCGGTTGATCCAAGAGAACCAACGGGTTGAGAAACTCGCGTCGTTGGCAGGCGAGATCGAGTACCTGGAGGCCAAGGTGCGGAGTCGTCTCCATGGGGTCAAGGAGGAATGGGGCAAGCTGGCGTCTGAGGAAGATCAGGTCGAATTCCTGGCGGCCGCGATCTGTTGCCTCGGGGGCCCGGCGGTTGAAAAGCTGGCGGAAGACTATGGTGCTGTAGCCAAGGGTCTGCTCCCACGGTTGGAGCATCTGGACGTCGAGGTAACCTCGGGACAGTTGGACCAGGGGCATCCCATTGTCCAGGGGCTGATGGACCTCAACACCTTGGTCCAGGGGTACAGGGCCAAGGAAGCGGAACACCAGAAGCTCGCGGGGGTCAAGGACATGGCGGCCAAGATCCTGAAGGTCCCGGGGCATACGACTCGTCAGGTTGCCCGTGCTACTGGTAAAGGCGTGGGGCTCGTGGGCGCGACGGCCCGGGGGGCAGGGGAAGAGTTCCGCCAGATGACCCCCCTGGGGCTACGGAAGGACATTCGATCCGGCGTGGTGCTGGGGACCGCGGTCGAGGGAGCCAAGAATCTGCTTGAAGGCGGTAAACTTCGCCCTGGGGCCGCGGCGGCCCGGGGGATAAAGCAAGGGATCACGAGTCCATTTCTGGAGCGGTACCAGCGGATCAAAGCCTTGCGCGACACTATCGGGAGTATGGCATGAGCCTGGCGAAACGATCGTCCGAGATGTCGACTGGCGGCCACGTGACCCAAGGGCTCGTGCGCCTCGGGGTTGCGGCGGCCCTGCCGGCGGCCGCGTTGTTGGCCTGGCGGGCCGGGAAGCCGAGTAAGAAGAAGGGCTTTGCCGCCATGCAGGAGCATGGGGGTGAGCAGTATAAGAACCTTCCACCCAAAGACAAGAAACTGGCCGAGAAATACTACGAGGGGGTCCTGCGCCATAGCCCCTCGGTAGCCAAGGACCCCATTGCTTCGTGGAACCTGGTCCACAAGCTGGTCCAGTCGCCCGGCGCCTACAGCCACGAAACCATCAAGACGTTGCGAGACGTCGAGTCCGCGGGTCCCAAGTTCTTCAGGAAATAACCGATGGAATCGTTCGCGGTCGAGGGCAAGGTCTTCGAACCTTGGTGTGTTCGGCCGGATGAGCGGCCGGTCGAGCCGCTGTTTGGCCACGGGGGCTCGATGGACAAGGTGGCCTCAAGCCTTGCCCACGTGCCCGCGCTCCAGAGCTTCATCAACAAGGCCAAGCCCGAGGAGGGGTGGTACACCCTGTTGATCCATGCGCTCGGCACCGATGAGGTCTGGGGTCCCAACCGAAAGGCCGATTCGTTCCTGTTGGAAGACCTGGTCCCGATGGACAAGAGCGCCGCCTGGGGGTTCAAGTCTTTTGAGAAGAAGGCCCAGGGGTACGTGCATCACCGGAACTCACCTGACCGTTGGACTGGCCGGGTCTTGCTCTCGGCTTACAGCACTCCGATGGGCCGGGTCGAGTTGATCGCCAAGTTTAACCTCCAGAGGCTACGCGACGAGGGGGCTCCCTACTTTGCCGACGCCCTGGAACAAGGAGAGCTTCCAGCCGTATCGATGGGTACTCGAGTTCCGCACGATTCTTGCTCGATCTGTGGAAACAAGGCCACGAACGTCTTGCAATACTGTGATCATCTCAAGAACCACCGGCTTGAAATCCTGCCTGACGGTCGTCGAGTCAGGATGTTCAACAAGTATCCGGTGTTCCACGACATCTCCTTGGTCTCCAGTCCAGCGGATCGTGCCGCCAGGGTTTTGATGAAAGTGGCGGAGGAACTCCCTGAATTGAAAGTAGCCGACATCATGAAGCAGATCCCCATGACCCCCATGGGTGGGCTCCGGGTGTTGAGAAAAGGGGAATACGCCGCGACCCTCCGGACAGACCAAGACCCTGATCTATCCTTGCGAAAGCTCATGAAGGCGGCGTCCAACCCGTTGGTCAACGTGTTCTCGGCCCTCACGGGCCTGGGGATTCTGTTGCGACCCCATGAGTTCGCAGCCCTTCAGTTTGCCCGGGAGGGTAAGGCGGCCGCCGCCTCGATGGCCATGGAGTCACGTTCCACCTTTCCTATCTATGACGTGGTGGCCGAGATGCCATGGCCTTTCGTACCCTTGGGTCCCGGGGATTGGCTCGACGACGTTGGTGGCCGATCCATCTATATCCCGGCGTTCTCCAACCGGCTGGATCGGCCTGGCGGCATGGTGAAACGGGCATCTGGCGGTAGCCAGGGGATCCCGGAATCTATCCACTATGGGTATGGAGCCTACCGCAAGACCGCGGAGCAGTATCTACTGGATGGCACGGCAGCCCGATGGGTCCACCGGGATGCCGGAACCTTGACGCGGGTACTGGGTCGTGATATACCGTTGGTAACGAAGGCAGCGCAAGTGGATCAGCCACGGGACGTTTTCGAGGCATTGGTTCGCGGGGGTTACCTTCCAACATTAACCGTTTTGCAGGAGTAAGGACGATGAACGACTACATTTTTGAGATCTATGGAGCCCACAACGACGCCACGTTCGAAGGCCTCATGAAGGCCGCGGAGGACATCCGCGAGGAGTACGGTGAGGAAGGGGTCGCGGTGGTGGAGCAGATCCTCGACGAAACGCCCGCAGGCGATATCTTCGACGAGGAAATGGAAGCCCAGAAGACAGCCTCGGAGGACGAGGACTTCTCGGCCCAGCTGGTCGAAGCCGACGCCCAGGGTCGAGTCATCGCCCACGCGATCATCAGCGAGCTGAGCCGTTACGAGAAGACCGCGGAAGCGGCTCGTCAGTACCTCGTGGGGCGTTTCCAGGAAGTGATCGGAAAGGCGGCCTAACGTGCCGGCCTTCGAAGACATCCTGAAGGGTATGGCCGGGCAGCGTGGAGCTGACGGTACTCCCGAGCCCTCGGGCCAAGGCCAAGAGGTCGAGTTCGATGTCGCGGGATTCGTCCAAGAGCTCGGCAAGACCGCGGAGCTCTTGGACAAGGTGGCGGAGAAGCTCCCCACGACCCCCGCGATGGCGGCGGCGAACCTCCGGATGCTCAACAGCCCCCTGGGGTTCAATCGCCAGGATGTCCACGACCAGGCCCGCGAGTTCGTCGGCCAGGTGCTCCCCCAGGCCAAGGGATCGCTCCAAATCCCCAGGTCCATCGGGAAGGTGGCGTCCGGGCCGGGCCGAGGGGTATTGGCTGGCCTGATGCGTTCCTGAACTTCTGCTGCAATCGTTCCGAAGGGCCGGGTAATTCCGGCCTTTCGCATTTGTATTGTTGGGCCGCGATGGTGTAGAACAAAGGTAAGCACTTCGTCGCCGAGTCCTTTCAAGGACGTGGAGGCGGTGAACCAGTTGATCCTAGGGCATGGTGCCCGTGGAGGATCTGCCGTGCCACAACAACGAGACCATAAGGATGATCGACATGGACAAGCTGAATATGGAAGAAGTTCGAGGGCTACTCAAGGTAGCGGGGGAACAGCTCCGGGTATCCCAAGAGGTCATTGGCCAATTGGCTGCCCAGAACGAAGACCTCGCCCACCAGGTGGCGGCCCGGGACCTGACCATCAAGCTGGCGTCGGCCGGCCGGCTCCCCATGGGCGAGATGCCCGAAAAGGTCGCGGAGTTGGAACAGAAGAGTGACCAGGACCTCCAGCTCGAGCAGAAGCTCGCGGACATGCAGGAGGATCGTGGCCACACGCTCCATCGTCAACCAGGAGCCCAGGGCCAAGATCACGGGACCGGGCTCATGAGCTTCTTACAAAGCTAATCAACAAAAAAGGAGACGAATCATGAGATTCGGAATGTTCACAATCGTGGAGCCCGGCCTGACGTACTCTCAGCGGCTCTCGTTTCCAGCGGACGCGGGGCTTTCGCTCGATCCCCTGAACACGGGATGCCCGATCGAAGGGGAATGGTTGGGACTCAATGTTTCCCAGGCGCTGTTCCGTGCCGACGCCACCCAGATCCAGACGCTTTCGATTGCCTATCCCCTGCTGGTCGACAAGGGCCGGATGGATGTGCAGTCGGGTCGTCGCCTCACGGTGCTGGCGCACAAGGGCGCCACGTGCCAGACCTCGGTCTTCGCGACCAAGGATGGGGCCGACGGGGCCATCACGTATGCGGCAGGTGACCTCTTGACCCTGTGCCGCTACATCGAGGACGCGGCCCAGGTGATCCACAGGATCGGGGTTTGCCCCTTGGTCCCGGCCGATACGGACGGTGGCACTGTCGATGGCGCGATCGTCCAGGCCAACCTGACGGGTGATGCTGGGGCGAATCCGCTGCGTGTCGCCAGGGTCGTGCGGCCTCCGTACACCCAGGACCGCCGCAGCGTCATGGACATCGAAATCCTGTAAACAAGACGACACAAGGAGATAAATCAAATGGACTGGAGAAATCTCGACGGAATCCCGCCGGTCGTCTATAACCAGAACTTCTTGCAGAAGCTGGGACAGGACGCCGGTCAAGTAACCCGGGTGGGCGACAACTTCGTGGCCGATCGCCTGCGTGAAGACATGGTGTTCAACACCATTGTCCCGCAGAAGCCGATCCGCCCCGAGGAGTGTCAGGTCAACCTGGAGAACGACACGATGTACTACATCGTGAACCTCGACACCAACGCGGCCGCCGCGATCACGGACTTCCGTGGACCGGGTCGTGGCCAGATCATCCGGGCGCCCCGCGTCCCGATGTCTTTCCACATGCTCAAGTCCCGGGAGTTCGAAATCGCGGAGCAGGAGCTGTTGGTGTACAACTACCCCATCATGCAGATGGTGTACGACTACGCCATCAAGGCGATCGGGGATCAGCATGACCTCTACATGCTCCAGAACGTCAAGCGGGCCATCGACTTCGTCGACGCCAACGCGGCGTACAAGGCGGTGTTCGGCGGCGGGAGCGTGTTTGGAGTCTCGGCCACTGGGGGCGCCCTGACGGCGGGCATCATCAACCCGCTCAACAGCCTGTCCCTGACCCGCGCGAAGCAGAACCAGTCGAACCGGATCAAGCCTTCCAAGGTCATGATCACGCAGTTCGACTACAACACGTTGGACTCGTTGCAAGCGCTCGAACAGGGCGACCAGCTGCGTGGCCAAGTGTTCCGCGAGGGCTATCGTGTGCCCATGTGGACGGGCGTCGCGACCGTCGTGACGACCAAGCAGGACGTGTTCAAACCCGGGAACCTCTGGCTGTTCGCAGACGAGAAGTTCCTCGGGAAGAACGGGGTACTCGACTACGGGGGCGCACCGTACAAGCTATTCATTGACCGGCGCAGCAACATCGTGACGTTCCACGTGTACTCGAACTTCGGGGCCGTGATCGCGAACGTCGGGTCTGCCGTGCAGCTCAAGATGTACGACGCGGCCTACGAGGCAGCGAACCCGAAGCAGAACCCGCTCAACATCGTGGACGACGACCTGTTCCAACAGCGCAATCTGGCGGAGCAAGGTGGTCGTTTTCCTCAAGTTCGTTCCTTCTGAAGGAAGGGCGAAATACGAAAGGGCCGTGCGAAAGCGCGGCTCTTTTTTTGTCTTGAGTTGAGTATTGTGTGAAACTGTTGTAAACTTACTCATGCCATACAAAGATCCAGCGAAAGAACGAGAGCGAAGCCGACTGAAGTACTACAGACGTAAGGCCATAGTCAAACCGGCAACCGAGTGCTCGGTTCAGGATTGCCACAGACCGCACGAGGAAGGTAAGGTCAAGTGTTCAAAGCATTTGGCATATATGCGTGGGTACAAGGCCACAAATAGAATACCCACAGAATCAAAGAAAGCTAAGGGGCTTTGCATTGGATCTGACTGCACGAAATTGTCTGAGCCAGGGTTTTCCAGGTGTGCCACCTGTAGGGCTCGTGCCAAAGACTGGGAGGACAGAAATCTGTCTAAGGTTCGAGAGAAGCATGGAGAAATGCGTCACAAAGTAAAGACTGAAGTGTTTATGGCTTACGGTGGTCGATGCTTATGCTGCGGTGAGCACAGGGAAGATCTGTTGACTTTGGATCATATAGGTGGATATAGGGATGGCCCGAGGGGTGGAGATGCCCTACGGGCGTGGGCAAAACGTAACGGTTATCCGGTCACCTTAAGGCTTCTTTGTATGAATTGTAATTTTGCTCTTGGGCACCGGAATCGTTGTCCGCACGGTCTTGAGGACTATGGAGTGAGGGTGGGGCGACCACCTGAGACTGTGTACTCATCGGTGGGTGAGGAGCATAAAGTTCGAGAGCGTAGGCGCAATGGCTATGTGAAGCTCAAGCTCCAGATACTCAACGCCTATGGTGGTCAGAAATGTGCCTGCTGCGGTACCGAGCACCTCGATTTCCTCAGCATCGATCACATAGATAACAACGGGGCGGCCCACCGGCTGGAAATCACGGGGAGTAAGACGGATGGTCGAAACTTTTACATCTGGCTCCGAAAGAATCACTTCCCCCCTGGGTACCAGGTGCTCTGCCATAGCTGCAATCTGGCACGAAATCGCTTCGGTCAATGTCCCCATGAGCGCGAGCGCCTTGCGGCAGCCCCGGGGCCTACGGTCGAGGTGGAGCCTGGGGCCAACCTGGGTTGAACCTGGGGTCAGGCTGGCCCGGTTGTCCCAAAGGCCACAACTTTGGTATAGTGGAGTCATGCGAAAGGTTCAGGTCCACTCGAACGCCGTCTGCGGCGCGGCCCCGGGGCTGTACCGTGAAGATGACCTCTTGCCGTCCGTCCAGTACGACATCTCGATGGGCCGGGCCGAGTACGTCGAGGTGCAGGATACGGTCATCGAGCCCGTGGCCCCCGAGGTCGTGGTGTCGACGAGTGTCGTGGAGATTGTGAACCCGGTGGTACAAGTGGTCGACACGATCGTCCCCGAGGTCAAGGTCGATATGGCCAAGATGGCCGACACCACGGGGGTCACGATCACGGATCCAGCGGGTGTCCAACAGGACGATCCGATTTCCGAGCTGGTCGAGTCGGGCGCCGAGCAGACGGAACAACCCGTTGCTCCGTTGGAACCTAGGGGTGACGACGATGTCGTGGATCCCGATCACGACCCTGTGGAGCCCAAGCGTCCCAAGGGTACTGTCAAGGTCTCGGTTAAGTCGAAACCCAAGTCCAAACAAAAGGCACGGCGATGAAGGTCACGCTGCAAGGTGGCCCGCGGGTCGACGCGGCCTTCCCCTGGGGTACGGTGCCACGGCTCCAGGAACACACGTTCGACAACATCACGGATCAGCAGCTCGAGATCATCTTCCGGGCCGAGAAGGCCGGGATGGTCAAGATCGTGGCGGTGGAGAAGGCCCTGGAGATCGCGCCCGTGCCGGTCAAGCCGTCGATCACCGCCCCAGCCCCCTTGCCAGCCGTGGAGCCGAGGGTCCCGGTGGTCCAGCAGGATCCAAAGCCTGGACTTGAACCCGGGGCTTCCGTTGCGGAAGATCCACCGTTTGAAACCCTTGAGTTGCCAGCCCTGCAGGCACTTTTCCGTGACCGCACAGGCCAAGAACCGGGGAACCGGAACAAGAAGACCCTGATCAAGGGGATTCGACGTGCCGGTGGTTGACCCGAGCCACGCGGAACAAGGGTCAACCGTCAGGATCCCGTTCCTGACCCTTTTGGCCGGAACCCCGGTGGTTCCGATCAGCCCTTTTGCTGTCGAGGTATACCAAGGGCAGGACGAGACCGGGACCCTGGTGGTGTCGTTGTCCCCCGTGGTCGATGACGTCGGCCGATTCCATGTCGATTGGCCCGTGGGCAACGCCCAGGCCGTCGGGATCTACGCAGCCTACGTGAACGCCGAGGTCGCGGTCGCGACCTTCTTCGTCGATCGAATCCGATTTGAGGTCAAGGGATTCGGTACCTACACGACCGTCGCGGGCCAGGCGGTCGGGTTCCCCACGACCCCGGGGCAAATCTCGGCCGCCCGGAACATCGAGATCTTTGTCCAGTTGGTCCGGACGATCCTGCGGGACCACCCTCAGTTGAACCGCCTGACCGAGGGGCGCGAGACCTCGGACGGGGAGATCAGGATCGCGATGGTCATGGCGATGTCGCTCTACAACGCGACCCCTCCCCCGATCGCCAAGGTGGAGTTTGGTTCGTTCCCGAGCATCGGGATGCTGGTCATCGGGACGATCGGGTGGATCCTCGCGTCCTCCGGGCTCCTGAGGCTACGGAACAACCTCCAGTACACCGACGCCGGGGTCACGGTGGATCCCGAGAACGCGGCCCTATACCTCCAGGCTCAGAATGTCTGGCAGGGCGCCTACACCCAGTGGGTCAAGGAATTCAAGATGGCGAAGAATGTCTCCGACGCCTTTGGCTCCACCCCCACGGGGTTGAACTCAGAGTATTTCTTCTTATCCGAGTTCCTCGGGGGCTCGGGGGTCATCGGGGGGGTGGGGTGACCACCCAGGTGATCCGAGAATTCAAGGTCACGTCCCTTGGGCTGGACGTCCGGCGATTAGATACCCTGTGGTCATTTGTTCGTCCTGCCGATGCCTTGACCCATGAGGTATGGGTTGAGCGATCCAGCAGCCCCGGGGGTCCGTTCCAGCTGATTGCCAAGACCTTCAACGCGATCTCGTTTACCGATCGCAACATCTTCGGGACAGCGGTGTTTGCCCGGTATTACTACCGGCTCAAGGTGGTGTCGCGCCAAGCTCCCTACCCAGTGGTCGAGACCACGGTGCCCCGGGAGTTTACCCATCCAAAGGATGTGCTGGGTAATGAGATCCGCCGGCGCCACAACCTGCTGCTCCGGGAGTTTATCGGTCGCCCCATGCTTTATTATCGCCTCAGGACCGATGGGGTCCGGTGTCATGATTGCTGGGGGGATCTCGAAAACCAGAGGGTCAAGAGCCACTGTGACACGTGTTTTGACACCGGGTTCATCACCGGGTTTTTCAACCCCGTGGTCCTGATGGTCAACATGAAGGACGACCCCGATGCCTTGGTCCAGAATGCCGAGGTGGATGAAGCCTTTGTCCACATGGGCTCCGCCACCATGACGGCCGATATCGAGGCATTTATAGGAGACCTATTGGTGGAATCGGATAATACCCGGTGGCTCATCAGCTCACTCAACCATAGTGAGAAGCTCAGGTCCCGCACCATCCAGGTCCTGGGGGTGGCCCATGTGCAAAAAAGTGATGTGAAATACAAGGTTCCTCTCCCGGAACCGGACATCTTGAGCAGGATTCCGTTGTCCCGTGAGTACGCGAGGCCCTACACCCTGGTGCCCGCGGCATGAACATCCTGACGGCCGAGCAATATGCCGCGATCCAGCGGGACCTCGAGACCCTTGGGGTCGAGGGCTCGAGCCTCTTGGCCATCCCGCCGTTTGCCCAGAGCCAGGACTTCCATCAGTACGTCCGGGAAATCATGCTGGCGTTCTACCGGGCGGTATTCCGCACGCTGCCCGACACATCGCTCCGGTGGGATCCGGATCCCGCGGTGTCGAAGATTCAAATCCGGTACGCTGACCCGCGCGATACCGTGGCCAAGGGGATCACCCCGGCCCTTACGGCGGAACTGGGGCCCTTCACCTGGGGGAACCATGCGATCAACAACCTGTTGCACGAGTACAATGACGGCACCCGGCTCTACAGTGACCTTCGGAATGGATCTGTCATCCTGCGGGCCAGGTCGTCGACCAAACTGGAGGCCGAGTCCATGGCCTCGATGGCGTCGGCCGCGCTCCACCAGATGCACTCGGAGATCGAGCGGATCACCAGCATCACGTTGATCGATGCCAACACGACGAACCCAGCGTCTGGTGAGCTCGTGGCCCAGAATCCCTCGGGCGAGTTCTTCGTCGCCACGGTGGTGTGCAACGTCCACCATCAGGAAACCTGGCGTACGTTGCCCAGGAGGCGAATAGTTGGCAAAGTACAGTACGCGGAACCCAAGGGCACTCCTTTCCCTTGAGGCTTGTTTGTATTGTGACCCCTGGTTCCTGTATGCTGGTTTCAGGTCGAACCCATGGCAGTATCAGGTAAACGAGCAGGCGTAGAATTTTCCCAGGAGATCCAAACCCCCCTGGTCACGATCCTGGAGTCCGGGCTCCCGGCCATGGTGGTGGGGCCGTTCTACCAGGTCGTTGAGGCACTGGATGGCGAGACCATCAACCAGGATGCCGTGGCCAAGGATTCGGCCGGTAGCCCGGTGCTGTACAAGGGCAACGCGATCGAAATTTACTTCTTCAGCGACATCGTCAACTTGACCGGGGCCTTGGCCATCCCAAGCCTATTGGACAAGTCCCTCGTGCTGCCGAACAACCAGGTGGCGACAGACCCGTTCTTCAAGGTTCTGCTCGTAAGCCCTGGGACCAGCAATTTCGTGCAGCTGGACCAGAACGTCGGGTTCGAGTTGATCGCCGGGGTATCGGGCGCCGGGACCAACCGGACCGTCGGGATCCGGGTGTTCTCAGCCCAGGTGGATTCCAGTGGCAAGCCCTTCACCCCCGGGTATTTTGCCAATGTGGTGATTGGATTCCGAGCCCTGCGGCGTGATTACGCTCGTCGGTTCCTCAAGACCGACGTCAACGGGTTCTCCACGATCGCGGGGGGCGATGAGTTCGGACCTGAGAACCCCGCGGCCCTGGGGTTGAACAAGGTCCTGGAGGTGGCGCAAAGCTCATTCCAGTACCTCGTGGCCTTGGATGAAGTGTCGGACGCGGAACCCGAGGGCACCTACGGGGCCTACCTCCGGGCCATCGAGGTCCTGAGCACGATCGAGGGCTATACCCTGGTGCCCTTGTCCCGTGGGCTCGCGGTCCAGAACGCCATGGTCCGGCACATCCTCGACATGAGTGAAGAGACCAATCGCAAGGAGCGGATCGTCCTGCTCAATACCGAGCTGCCGACCAACGGGTCGAACGACATTGGGGTCTCGGGCATTGGGGATCTCGACTTGATCCATGCCTATTTTGAGCAATCGTTGGCCGATGCTTACCACGTGATCGGCGAGGCTCGTCGTGGTGGTGCTGCGGTGAATAACAAGCTGGCCTACCGGGTGCTCGCGGGCACGGGGTCGGGGCCAATCTTGGTATCGGCCGACTTCCAAGTCCTGGCCACCAGCGTGGTGGGTTCGGTCGTCACGGGGAGTTCGAACATCAACGAGACAGGGGCCTTCGCGATCTCGACGGTCGGGAAGGTGGTGCGCTACAGTGTCACCGGGACTGTGGACCTCACGGGCAACCAGGCCAAGGCCAATAGTCCTGTTCGGCAGTTCCGTGGCATTGGG